CCTCGTAATTCCTTCTCGTCTTGGTGTTATTACTCTCCCGCCCCCTCCTCCTTCTTCCGCGCTATCATCCCCATAGCACCGCCCTCCCCCCTGAGGCGTGCCCGGAGGCTTTCGCTTGTCCACCAGCCCGAGACCGAAGTATTCCACGACCTCACCTGCCAGGTTCTCTGCCTCCCTCCCAGACAATCTGCGCAAAGAATATAACTCGCCCGATGCGCGTCCATCCGGCCGCTCGGGCGGCGGCCCGGAAGTCTCTACTCCGCACCGCGTCTCCTCCTCACGTCGCAAGGGAGAGAAGAGGAGTCGCCGCCGTGGATGATACCTCTGATCCTCGCCTACCTGAAGTCACCATTGAACCCGCCGACAATGGCCACGTAGTACGCTGGCATCAACGTTCCAGCAAGAAAGACCAGTCGGGACGCTCCGTTCGTTGTGTAGCTTCCACCGTTGATGAGGCACTAGCGCACGCCAAGTCCGCGCTTGGTGGCGGATCAATCAAATCATCCAAGAAGAAATCTTATCGGGATGGGCAATCTGGCTCTGGCTCGACCACTGCCGAGGGGGAGTCTGGTTCGTCCGCCTCCCCCGCTGCCCACGCGATGCACCATTCCTCAGCGCGTCGACCCTCCCGGCGCCGCGCCAGAATTGGAGGCCGTCGTTGAAAAACGCACGTTGCACACCAGAATCGGAGGAGACTCCCGAACAGGAGTCTCGTTCACATCCCCTCTCGTTCCTGCGCAAGGCAGCTCGCATGGCCGAGCGCAAATCAGGCAAGCGCGGCTCAGCGAGAAAACGAGGTTGATCATGCCCCAGGAATCAGAATACGGCGCAGCGCAATCCTTTCTTGGGCCGGTTATGGATTTGAAGCGCAAGGCGAGAAATCTTTATGACCGGTTGAATCAGCCAATCGCGCCGCGCTACACTCCTTACTTCGACGATCAAGTTCGCGCGGCTAATCGATCCTTCCAGACTGCAGCCGCGGCCGAAGACGCCAAGAAGGCCGCAGTCAAGAAGGCCGTTCCCCGCACCTCCCCCAAGCGCACTCCTCCTCGCACCCCGCCGCGCCCTGCCGCGACACGGAGGTAGTCCGCGATGCCTTGGCAACCCTCCGACTCCTCTCGATTCACACACAAGGCCGGTTCGCCGAAGCGTAAGCGCCAGTGGGCTGAGGTGGCTGACTCGATGCTGGCTCGAACTGGGGACGAGGGAACAGCGATCCGTGCGGCCAACTCGGTTATCAAGAAGAGTCAGAAGTCGGGTCAGTCAAGCCGGTCCGGTCGCGCTCACCATCCAAAACACGCAAGCAAAAGAGGCTAGTATGCAAAGGTTTTTGCACCGTGCGTTTGTTTTGTATGCCCTATCGATATTTCTGTTCCTCACTCCCGTTTCTGTACTTGCTGCGCCAGCTGCTGCGGCCTACTGCCTGAATCCCTCGAATATATGGATTCCCGTGGCAATGGCAGCGACAGGTACGGCTTATCCCGGCACTCCTCCTCCTTACGCTCTTTATGGGAATTACAACAGCGGCACGGTCTGGTATCCTCTGGCCTGCGATGCAAACGGCAACCTCATAGTCACAGGAACCGGCGGCACTCCAGTTTCCCTTCAGAATGGCAGCACGGCAGTAACCCAGCCGATGCCTTACGACTTCTCTACGCTTATCTCTACCGATGCTTTTGTGGTTACCTTGGTCGACCTGCAAATGGGAACCGCGCCGATCGGCAGCGTCACCGGCGGTACCTATTCATTCAACTCTGCTTGCACTGGTGTGCACCTTCTCTATAACGGCAGCGGTGGCGCGGTATCCAGCATCAACACGTGGCTGGCTGGAAGCGGCTGTCAAGCGGGTGATGTAGTCACGGTCAATGCCGGCAACTATGACTCGCTTTTGCAAATCACGGCTGTCACTTCTGGCACTCCTACTGCAGGTACGATCCTCTACGGAGGAACTGGATACCCTGCCGGCTTATCCTCCTCGACCACGTCGACAGGGGCCAACGCAGTTCAGTTCACTTTTCTGCTTTCAGGCACGCTTACCTCCAACGCCACGTTTGTAATGCCCTATGGCAGCTACATAACGACCTCGAATCAGTGGTTTTGGGCCAACAATACAACCGGAGCGTTTACCGTTACGGTCTGTCAGGCGACCTCCGCTGGGGCGAATACTTGCGGCGCTGGAACAAGCGTTGTGTTGCCGCAGGGGACAGGCAACAATTCAACTGTACTGCTCAGTACGGACGGCGTGTTGAACGTTTGGGTCCCTTCTACTTTCACTCCGCCTGTGAACGCGCCTGGCTTTCGATCTCAAGGAACCATATTCTCGGTCACTGGCTGCGGAACTGCTACCTCGCTCGTCGGAGGATCAACCGCAGGCAAGTTTGTCGCGGCGCAGACTGCCTGCACTCCAGTGGTCACCACCAACCTGACTGCGCCCAACGGCTATTCTTGCTGGATGAACGATCGCACCACAACGACCGTAAAGTTCCAGGAAACCGCTTCGACGCAGACAACGGTAACTTTCACCGCGACTGGAACGCTAGGCGGCACGGACACAATTGATTTCGGCTGCTTGGAGTACTAGCTAGCCGCAACAGACGAAACGGTGTTAACCTGACAGGAGAGAAACCAGATGGCTAAGCTCAGTTACTCAAAACGCAAGCACATGCCCAAGTCAGAGTTCGTAGAGCCTGGAAAACGAGGTTATCCAATTCCTGATGCCGGTCATGCGCGCAATGCTTTGGCTCGCGTCAGCCAACATGGTTCTGAGGCAGAGAAGGAAAAAGTCAGGGCAGCGGTTCATCACAAGTTTCCAGGCATCGGCGCTGGCGACAAAAAGTCTAAGCGCGCGGTGCATCGTCGCACCCGCTCACGTGCTTAGAGGGAGTACGCTATCTCAAACCTGATCTTCATTGGCGCGGCGAAGAAATCCTCTAAGCAGGAACACATAGACCCTCGCGCTCGGCACATCGCTGATTGGGTACTGGCCTCCGACTCCGCGCGCAACAAGGCTCTTGGCGAGGACTTCGCCAAGACCGCCGAGTCCCTCTACAACCTCGCCGACGCGATGACCCCCGGCCCGGTCTACCGCCCGTCCCTCTCGATACCCATGCTTCAGCGGATCATGCTCGAAGAGGCCAACCAGGTCAGCTCCCTCTCGCCGCGCATGTACGTGTTCCCGTCAGCCGGCTCCTCTGACCCGTCCTACGCCGGCGCGCAACAGGCCGATCCAAGCCTGCCCTCCGCCTCCGCTCGCGACCTCTCCCGCGAAGTATCCCTCCAGGCCCAGTGGCAGATCTCCAAGATGAACCTTCATCTCCTGATGGCCGGACTCACTGCGCGATACTGCGGCGCCGGGTGGATCGTTGCCGGGTTCGATCCGGACCTTTCTCGCGCCCGCGGCGGTATGTGGGCTCGGTCGACCGACCCGAGGCTGGTCTTCTTCGATCCCGGCGCGGACTATACCTGGAACCCCTCGTTCTCCGGCTGGCGCACGTGGATGAACCTTGAAGATGTCCGGCTGAAGTGGCCACTGACCTCGCAGGCTATAAAGCCCCGGCATACCTCGGGCGGGTTCCAGCCGTTTTCGGGTGACTCGGGCTACGGCATCTCCCAGCCTTACGGTCCGATGTCTACCATGCCCGGCACGCCCGGCCAGAACGCGCGTACACAATCCTCGGAATGGCGCGTGCTGGTGACCCACTGCTTCTGCCGGGACTACACACGTGAGACCGTGGATAAGGCGGACATTCCCCAGGCCTCGCTGATCGAACCGGAAGTCCGCCTGAAATACCCCAATGGCCGCTGGCTGGTCGAGTGCGAGGGTGTGATTCTCCAAGACGGCGACAACCCTTATCCTCCGCGCCGCGACATTTTAGCTCCACGTTTCCCCCTCTTCCCCAACTACGTCATGCCGCCACTATTCGGTCCGTGGGGAATACCCGTGACGCGCATGACCGAGAATCTCCAACGCCTTGCCCAGCGTTTCTACACGCAGATTTTCGAGAATGGCTTACGCATGAACAACGGCGTGTGGTTCATTGACGAGAACACCGGGATTGACGTGGATGGATTTGGCGGACTCCCCGGCGAGGTCTGCATGATCAAGCCGAACTCGCGTCCGCCGCAGGTCGTAACCCCGAACGCTATGGGGTCGGGCGCGTTGCAAGGCGCGGAGAAGTTGCTCGCCTTGCAGAACGACTGCCTCGGGTTTTCGGCTTCCAGACAGGGCAACCCCGGTGATGGCAATGTCTCGACCGACTTGTTTGACAGCGCGGTCCTTCAATCCTCGGGGATGCTGCAACTGGCCGGACGATTCTTGGCTGAGACGGCCGAAGCTATCGGTACTTTTTATTTTGACTGCATGTGCAAATTTCAACAAAAGTCTACTTTAGCTTATAGAGGTCCAGAGGGAGTTACTTTAGCCAGTTGGGGAGGAATAGTTGATCCGCTGACTTATGACCTTGCTCTGGACGATGCCAGCGTTAGACCCCTCAGTGAAGCAGTGATTCGTAAACTTACCCCTAGTTTGATGGAAAAAGGAGTAATAGGTACCGAAAGAGGCCTACGAACGCTTGGTTATCCTGATCCAGAGGGTGTTTCATCTGAACAGAAAACAGAGCAAGCGCTTCAGGCCTTGGCAAAAATAAGAAGTGGTAGAAAGTAAATAAGCACTCGGACGATAACTGACCAAGTGCTTATTTGCACCTCACCAGGCCTTGCCCAACCATACCGTGCCTCAACAAACCAAGCCAAGCCTCGGCCCACCACGAAAAGCTAATCCGATTGTACCTCAAACCTCACCACCTGAAACCTGCCGTACCCTAGCCAAACCTGCCATACCACGACTTACCAAACCTGAATTGTTAAAGTTTTTGTCTCTGAGCCAGTTCCTGCACGGCGCGTTCAACTACGCCGGTTTTAGACAGGCCCAATAACTCCGAGAGGGCAACTATCCACTTCACCGTCCTCTCGGTTACACGATACGCAACTGAGATCCGGTTTGTCATGGATCTACTGTATAGAGTTTATCTATACGTGTCAAGAGCAATCCTCTTGTGCGCCATAAATAATTTCTTGACCCGTCCTCCTTTTAGGCCTATCCTTCTCGCTA